AGCGTAATAAAATACAATTTTATTTGCGCCAGAACTTACATCTAATAACCCATTTGAATCTATCAAATCAGTTAGAGCCGTGCCGTTTCCTATAGCCGCATACACTTCATTAAAATTATCATTTATTTTGTCTGCACCAACACGGAGAGTATCGCCTGTTCCATCATTGGCTGATGAACCTATACCTACTATTTGTTTTGCCATATTTTATCCTTCATCGAATGTCTCTGAAGTAGAGTCTAAAGTGTTTGATGTACTGTCAAAGGTCGGTACATTAGAAGATGTTAAAGTGACGTTCTGACCTGTTAAGGTAAAACTACCCGCCGCCATGACTATGGTATCTGTTGCGCTATCAGAGCCTTGACCGGGAGGCGTTACGGTCCCTACAACGCACGAGGGAGCGAGTAAATTGTCTGGAGACAACCCAGATATGCCTGCAAAACCAACAGGGTTAAATCCATGTTGAACAGCCCTTTCTTGAGTCAAATTCGGTTCCGGCCTCGCATCCTTCAACGCTTGAGGGTCATCCACTTTTTTAAAAGGACCTAATTGAGGGTGTTTTCGTTCATATTCATCTGGTCCAACTAAAAGACCATTCCATTCTCGCTTCATTTCACGATAGAGATACCTCTGACCACTTCGATCAGAGATACCGTAAGCGTGTTTTCCTGTAGCGAATCTTGCCATCAACCGACCCTATAGTATTCATATTTAGGGACAACGTTGAAACTTGCCCTGTCCCTATCCTCTGTCATAGCTCTTTCAAACTCTTCTTCATAAACACTTTTTAAAAGCTGTGTTCTATTTGGCGCTCTCTTAAGAGAAATATAATATGCAAGACCCGCCGCTAAACACGGATAAAATCTAAAAGGAACATCTAAAGTTCCATCCTGAGCAACAGCATCATCCATTCTTGTTAACGCATTATAATAAACAACATCTGTAGCGTTCTCAGGAACCGGCCACAGTTTTAAAACAGGCGCAACCTGCCTGTCTAAGAAAAATTGGTTTGGTCTGCTTTGAGTAGTTTTCTCAGGAATGTTAAGATACTCATCTCTACTTAGCCTATCTAAAGAAAAATCGGTCCCATCTCTTCGCACAACAACAGAAAGAATATCAATTGTGTCTGGGGCTATTGCGTAATTGCCGGTGCCCTGTGTAAGTTCCAAAGTTCTTTCTTTAATAGTCCATTGATTTAACCCTCTATTAGCCCACTCTGCTAACATTAAATTTAAAGAGCGTTTGGCTGTTTTCAGATCATAACCGGTGCGAACCTCAAGCCCGCATCGTTCAAACGCCTCTTCCACATAATCTGCAACATTTAAAGCAAATTGAGAAAAACTCGACCCGCCAACGGTTTCAATTGTACCGCCCATTCCAGAGTGGTTAATACAATAATAAAACAAATTCGGAGCATTATCTGCAACATTAATCTCAATGTAAGCTCCTGATTCTCCGGCCGTACCATTAACAGTGACGCCTGTGGTATATGCGGACCCTGAGTTGTGCGTTCCGTCCCTAGTTTCGGAGAACCTAAACCCATGCGTGGAAAGAGTTGAATCAGATAAATCAAAACGATACACAGACCCCTCTGTCAACGCTAAAGGCATTTGACGCATATTATTAATATAATATTTGTTTCCGTCGCTTGTTGATTTAACAGTGACAGTAAGGTCTGTATAGTTTGGCATATCTTATTTCTTCTTCTTAACCATGCCGCCGCCGCGCATTTTCTTAACCATGCCACCGCCACGCATTTTCTTAACCATGCCACCGCCACGCATTTTCTTTGTCTTAGTCATTTTTTTTCTAGGTCTCATTGCCATTTTTAAGTCTCCTGTACAAGTTTGATCTATGGTCGAATAATTCACGAGCGTTATAATCTCGCTCATAAATCTTATAATAACCTCTTTTTGCTAGTTTGTCTGCGCTTTCTTGCAATTTTGATAATCTTTGAACAAAGATCATTGCATACTCTTTGTCCACAAGCGCTTCAAAATCTGAGGCCACGTCTGCTACAAATTCATTACCTTCGTCATCTGGGTGAAAACCCATTAACCAAATATTTTTATCAATAAACATGCCTTGAGAAATAGCTTTATTCATCTCATGCAAATAATCATGGAATGATTCAGGATCTTTTTCAAAATCTAAATCAATAATTATAGCTACTTCAAAGTTGTCGTCAAAAGCACTGACCAATGAATATAAACATTGAAATGAGTTTTCGTATTTAAAAATAATAGAAACTTTGCCGTCTTGCCACGCCTTTTGTGCAAAAGGACAGGCCGGCATATCATTAAAAGACGGGTTTTTTTCTTCCAAAACTGTTCTTGACCATTGCAAAAGCTCTTTTACAATGTTTTTTTCCAAGGTTGGTTCAAGAAACTCAAGTTGCATTAGGACCCAACCGATCCAGACGTATATTTACGCCTATTTGCCATTACTTTTCCACAACCTCTGGCGACTATTTTACCGTTTTTTGGTTTGGGGGTCTTCCTCTTCGCTTTGGTGCTGACGATTTCTCCACCGAACGCTGCATATTTGACTTCTGCCGCTTTTGTGTTTTTAACGACTTTCTTACCTTTTGCACCTTCGCGCTTTTTCTTTGCGGCGGTTGCTTTTCTTTCACTTTTGGAGAGACTACGGGCTTTTGCGATAGGGAGGCATCTGTCGGGCCTTTTCTTATTCTTCGAAGTACCGCATTCACCGGCGATATTACCGCTCGAATCAATGCGGACCCACTTCTGGTCACGCCATTTTTTAAGCTCGCCCATCTATCCTTTACCTTTAGCTTTTTTAGCATAATTAGGGTCCTTACAATACTTAGACGCCGCCATGTTGGCATAGGCGCTTGGATAAGTGTCAAAGGTTCTTTCTGCCCAAGCTTTTCCGGCAGGGCAGATCTTACTTCCTTTGCTTTTTTTGGCTTCACCCCCCTTACGGAAGTATGTTAAGCCACGAGGTCTTTTAACTTTGTGATTACCGGGCATTAGCATTTCCACCTTTTTCTTGCCTGTCTTAAACGGGAGTTAGGGTTCTTTGCGGCTTTTGGAAACTTCTTCATTTGGCCTGCAGAACGGGCACAAAACGATTTTCTACGTTTTGCATCTTTACTCCCCTTCTTTACTTTACCTGTAACTGCGGTTTTAAGTTTTGAACCGGGATTTTTCTTTCTGTAAGCTTTTACGCCTGCCGCAGTCATCCCCGCCCCTTTTTCTGTGGGGCGAAAATTCTTTTTATTGCGCTTGGGCATATTATCGCTTTTGCGCTTTTTATCCTTTGACGACTTCGTTTTAACCTTTGAAGCCATAACAATACCTAACTAAAGAAAATTGTTAAAGCAGTAACATTAGTGGCAACGCTTATATGAACGTCACTAGTGCACAAGATACCTTCGTCTGGAATATTCACAGAGTGAGAATCTGACGCTTTAAAATCAAGATCTAACACGGTGCTTCCACCGTTTCCGTCCGTGACAGTCAAACGCCCTGCTCCTCCACTACTTGTCAAAACCTGAATCTGACGCAATCTGGCACGGCCTATAGAGGCCGCCCCAGTTCCGGCTAGACGTTTTGCTCTTACATCTGAATTAGCCATTACAACCCCTTATTAAGAAAGATTGTTGTTTTGAGCATACAGAATAGTAACACGAATCTCGCCTGCGGATGTTGCGGCAGAGTTTGTAACTGTAAGACGAATATCCGCCGTTCCTGTGTCTTCCCAAGCCAATGTACCGCCCGATTGTGTGGTTGGATACTTACGGCCTGCAGTGGTTCCGATTGCAAATGTGTTGACAAGTGTTGCTGCACCACCAACGGTGTCACCTACGCTTATGTTTGTTGCTCCGCTTGCCGCTGTAATTACGTCAAGCACACAATCAATGATTTGTGAATTTGCAGGAATGACCACGTCCGTAACGGACGCAGCTAATGCACCACCTGATAAATCAGCCGCAAAAGTCTGAGACATCACAACCTGACCAACATTTGCAATGTCGGTACCTAAAGATGTTCCTGTAGTATTTTTGATTGTGCCCGCTTTAATCGGACCTGAAAAAGTTGTTGTACCCATGCTATACTCCTGTCTTGGGTTAAGTCAGTTGCCCAATGCAACTGTCAGGGATAATTTTACTATACATAAAAAAGAAAAAAAAGAAAGGGGCAACAAATGTTGCCCCAATCAACTGGGAGGAAAAAATCAATATGAATTGATCTTCCTCATTATAGCACAGTTTATGCTCCGGGTGTACCAAAAACACAACGCCAGTCAGAAACACCAAAGCTATAACGCTCTCGTGCCTTGAATCGCATGTTTCCTGTGTCGAAGTCACCTTCCATTGCGGTTTTGATTGGCGCACGGTTGAAGTATTTAAAACCGTTTGGTGCGTCAGTCTTAATGAAAAATGCATCAGTATCTGTTAAGAAGTGGTTTACGACCGCTCCTTCTGGAAGCATACCCATGTTTTTCATTGCGTTTGCGTCATTGTCCGCAGTTCCTACACGAAGGTTTGAATTCATTACACGCTCTGCAATAAACTGCAGTTCTTTTGGAATAATGAGTTTCATACCGCGTACAGCAATTTTAAGACCACGCTCATCGGTGAAACCTGCAATGTCAATCAACATCTGCTCAAGAGAAGTTTCATTGAGATCTGCCGCTGTTGACAATAGGTTACGTTGGTTACCCGACAATGATGGGTGTGCGTTAGAACACAGAGCCGCACCGTCACCAATCGCATTTGCACCAGTATTGAACGCGTTGTTCAAGATAGATGCAGCTTTGATTTGCTTTGTCTGCGCCATTGAGCGAGCCAGAGCTTTTGTGTAACGAGATGCGAGACGATCATAAAGATTGTCCTCAACTGCCTCTTCCGTAATTGAAAACGCAAGAGCAATTGTCTCATGGGTGTAACGTGCAGTGTATGTTTCCTGTGCATCGTCAAAGTTGATGGCTGCGCCCTCTCCTTTAACCGGTGCTGTGGAAAAACCACCTAGCATTACTTCCTCTTCGAATGCACGATCCGAAGATTCTTCTTCAAAGATTTCGGCATGTTCGTTTTCATAACGATCATACTCAAGTCCGAACAAGGCGTTAAGGCCGGGTTCTAACTCTTTCGCTAATTGTGCGCGAGAAATAGCCATATTTCAGCCCTCCTTATATGCCAGTTGACAACGACGTTGTCTGTGAAGCCGAGGCTGACACAGGCGCGTTGTGATGAAAGTTAAAACGAACAACATAGTTAACACCTGCGGCGTCAAAATCCAAATTCGCTTCGTCGCCTGTTAGGCCGACTACACGCATGAATAGTGTCGCTGTCGTTGCAACAGTAGAGATGTCCATCTCTGCAGTAGAACGACCAGTGCTTGTTGAACCACTTGTTGCAGTCGCCAGTGAGACGTTTGCAAAAACGTTTGACAGAGCAGTTGCACGGTCTGTAGAAGATCCGTCCGCTGCAACCATAAACAGTTGGTTCGGATTGTCCGCCACGAAGGCTTTCACTGGATGGTTCGTATCAACGCTTACGTTGTTTGAACCGGGCCAAAAGTTCTTGAAAACTGGTTTCTTGCTAGAACTATCGACATATTCTACGCCCATAAGGACTCCAAGAGCGGGAACAGTACCACCGTTGGCATTGCCAACAATATCTATCACACCGGCAGCCAGTGGAATCACTGGCGAATACTGGAAGATAGCATTCGTATTGTTTGATGCAATCTCATACTGAGTTACACCAGTGGTATTTGCGCCTGCGCCGTTAAGCCCAATAGGACGAAGACCAAAGGCAGTATCTTGATTTGCCATTTAATATTCTCCTTATCAGGGCGACCCCTAACTTCGTCGAGGGCCACCGAAGGTTACACGAGATTGACGGTCTGGTTTAGAGATCGTCATGGTTGAATGTTGGTTCTGTGCCATCAACTCAGAATCAATCGCTTCTACCTGATCCGCATTACGCGCTTGATAGTACGCGTTGCGTTCATTTGCGGTTTCTTCTGGTATTCGGGCCAAAACTAAGCCACCAACGCCAAAAACACCTGAATATCTTCCTGAATCAACTACCGGGGCCTCAAAATCAGGAAACTCGTCCTTACGAACTAATTCCCAACCTTCACGCATTTTTGCGCTGATGTTCTTCGTATCATCAAACCCACGCGTTTCTGCGCGAATCCAACGATGCTTAAAACCATCCGGTGCAGGTGGTGCATCTAACATTGTAGGAGGAGACCACGGCCTACGCTGCGCCGATTTCTCTCTCGTTTCATTTGCACGAGAAGTTCGCTTTACTGTATCTGTCATGTTGCTTACTCCTTAACGTGTTTCGCGTATGCTTCAAGCGGCACACCCAATTTTTTCGCTATTGCGACTTGGCTAGGGGTGAGTCTAACCTTTTTCCCACTACTGCGCCCAGAAGATCTTGAGACACCTGCAACCGTCTGAGCGGGGCGTTTGCCGGTGGTTTTGACAGGCACATTAAACTTTTCATTAATGCGTCGATCAAGTTCAGTATAGTACTCATCGGTGTTGGGGTCAAACCCTTCATTTTCGACAAGTCGTTTATGTATCCCAAATGCAGCAAAAGTCATGGCTTCATCTTGTCCAAACCAATCATTTCTTTGTGCCCAATCCTCTGCTTTTGGATCAGGACGACGCATTTGTTGCGGCTGTTGTTGCACCTGTTGCGGCTGTTCTACAACCTGTGCCCGTTGTTCTTGCTGTAGTTTTGCTTGAGAGAGCCGATCATTTTCAATAGATAACGAAGCAATCTTTTTATTTGCCTCAACCGCAGCCTGCGTATCACCAAGTTCCATAGCACGAGCTAGATCAGTCTCAGCTTGGGTCATCTGAGTAGTCACTCTAGACTCATACTCATTAACATAATGAGTGTCTAAGCTATCCATGCGCTTTTTAAGCCCTTCAGCCTCTTCCTGAACGCTCTTAGCGTATCTAAGGGCCTCTTCTTCGCGTCTCTGGGACTCTCGCATCTTCTTAGTTAAGCGATCAATCCGTTTTTGCGTATTGCTTTCGGCCTTTTGAAACTCATCGTCTGTATCAGACGAAACCTCTACCGAAGGCTCCGGTTGCGGCTCTTGTGGAGTTGTCTCCGCCTCTGTATCAATGACGGTTTCTTCTGCACCGTCTAAATCTAGTTCTACTTGCTGTTCTTCTGCCATTTTTGCCTCTTAATAGTGTAAAATGTCTTCTGGATTGTTAATTTTTGCAAGAATTTCATCATCATTGAGAATTCTTACCTCTCCGCCGTCAATATTGAAGCGAGAACCGGAGTATCGGGCAAACATCACCCAATCTTTCTCTGCACACCACGGCCCGTCAGGGAACTTTTCCTTATCCTGATAGGCTAATGCACCAACTTTCAAAACATAACCAACTTGAGTGGATACTTTGTTCTCTTCCACAACTTGATCGGGCAAATATATTCCAGATTCCGTCTTACCTTTACCTCTGTAAGGCAAAATAAGTATGCGCCACCCCGTAGGACTGGGCATTCGGTCCAACAATGAACCATCAATTGCGTCTGGGTTTAATACTTTTGGAGCTTCATACGCTTCCGAAAGATTTTTTACTGCGTCTTTGACGCTTGCGAGGTCAACTTTAGTCAACACTTTGCTCCTGTTTATCTAGCAGGCTCTTGAGTTCCTGTTCCACATGATTGAGGGCGTCCATATTGCCCATAAGCTCACGATATTGCTCCATAGACTTCACATTGCCGTACATCATTAAGTCAACAATGCTCTGTCTACGCTCTTTTATAATGCGAAAAACAGCTTCCGCAACAAAAATCTCGTTCATTTCTTAAAAAATCCTATAAAGTCTAACTTTTTATAGGAAAATTTAAGAAGATATGCAAGAAGTTCTAGTCAATTAACTCAAAATGAGGTCCATCAATGAAAGGACGACGCCCTTGAGAGCGTCTAAGGTCTATATATGCATTCATAGCCTCTTCCATAGTCCCCTCCCACTTACGAATGTCCATAGGATAAGGCATTTCTGGCGTACCCCAAGCGGCACCCCAACATATAGGCACGTTAAGGTTAATAGCCGCTTCTTTTATAGCGTCAGCCAAATCATCGTACAAATTCAACTCCCAACTTGCCCGGCCGTTCACAAAGGCCATAATGTCGAAAGCCTTGCCTTCAAGGTGTTTCGATTTTAGCGTTTGGGATGCACCGGAGGCCACCAACTCTTTTTGCTGTTCGATGGTTCTCATACCCTGCACAACTCCGAAATCGGTTTTTGTAAGCGTAATAGCCATCTTAATAACGGCTTGTAGCCCGTCATCAATTCCTTCTAGCCTGTCAAGGCTACGTCTACTTAGTTTAAATCCACTCATGTTAATTCCTTTTTGCTAAAAGATCATCAAGGTTTTTTTCTTTGGTGCCGCCATCATATGACCAAGCGTACCCCTCGTTAACCATCAATTCGTTAATAGACAGGTTATCCTCTTCTGTTTTGTACAACCAACCAAGCATACGTCCATACTTGCCGTCTTTTTCAGTCTTCACAGTAAGTTTGGATGCTTTCATCAAATGAATTCGGAGAAACTCCTTTGCCTCGTATCCCAACTCTTTTTCTTTCATATCCTTTGTTCTGGTCTCTGGCGTATCAATACCCGCAAGCCTAACTCGCTCTTTTTTAGTAAGATCAAAACCCAAGTCTATACTAATGTCCACAGTATCGCCATCAACAACCCTGTCTACAGATTTAACAAAGTAGGTGTACATTACTTCCTCCTAGTAAATTGTTTGTACCCTTTGACACCAAAAGATGCCGAAATTGCAATACCCAAGCTGTAAAAATACCAGTCCGGGGCCTTATGAAGCTGTTCGAAACCTCTATCTACAATGCCCTCGGCACCCGGTATGAAGGCCAAAATTAATGGAATTGACAAAACAATTACGAAAAATTCGTCTTTCCATGAACTTTTAGAATTTTCTGCCATTATGCGCTCCCAATCGGCAACGCTTGTTTTTTCTGACAAAAGTATCTTTGCTTTTGCTTCGGCTTCAGTAAGCTTTAGCTTT